TGGCGTCGGCGGTTTCTGCGGGAGCATCCTGTACTGTCTGCGGCACACTCGTAGCTTCGCTGGGCAGCTCTGCACTCTGTACGGCAGGCACCGCTTCGCTTTTCGCCTTCTGCTGTGCGGCGATCTCCCGCAGCATTCGGCGGGTCGCGCCCGCAGTGTCGGGCAGCGTCACGCCGTAAGTCTGCTCAAAGGCCGCACGGTTTTCCCGGTTCTCGGCGTTCGGCGTAAACAGTCCGATGGTCTTGCCCGTCAGACTGTCGCTCGCCGCTACTTCAGCAAACTGCCGCACCGCCGGGTTTTCCGATTTTGCGGCAGTTGCTTCCGCCCGCTGCATACTTTCAGTGGAGTTTCCTTTAAGAAAGGCGCTTTGCGCCCGGGTTGCGGCTCCCGGTGTCTGCTGCGCAGGTCCACTGCCGCTTCCCTCTGTCGCAAGGCCCGCCATCTCACGCCCCGCAGCACTTCCGGCGTCCAGCTGAGAGCTGCCCGGCACGCCAGTGGCTCCCCTTTTAAGGGGAGCTGTCGCGTCAGCGACTGAGAGGTCCTGCCCAGCCAGCGCTCTATCAGCAGAGCTATCCGCAGCCGGCTGAGAAGGCTCCGCCGTCCGGGCCTCCCATTCCTTCTGCTGGGCGGCAGCCTGCTTCATCCGGTCCATCTGGTCATAATGCTCTGTCTGCCCCAGCAGGCTTGCGTCTCCTCCGTTCAGCTTTGCCAACCCCGTGCCGACTGCGCCGCCCAACGCGCCGGACGCGCCGCCGGAAAGTCCGCTTTCCAGCGCGGTGAGGAAGGTGTCTTTGCTGAAGAGGTTCTTCGCCGCCTCGCTGTCCCCCAGCGCAGCGTCGATGGCCATGTCCGCATAGGTCTCCGCAAAGGCCTGCATCGAGTTGTCGATGCCGCCCGAGATGGCCGCAGCCACCGCCGGGTAGCGCTGCGCCAGCTCCGAGCTGCCCGCAAGCCCCTGCACCCAGTCCGCGATCTGTCCTGCCAGTGTGTCCTTCGCGTAGTCCGAGCCCATGGTCTTTGCAAGGTCAGCTGCGCCCACCGAGTTGATGGCCCATCCCGCGCCGAACTTGGCGAGGCCGCCGCCCAGCGCTTTTCCTGCGCCTTCTCCCTTCTCCGCGCTCTGGCCCATGGCCTCTGCCGCTCCCTGTGCGCTCAGGACGGGCAGCACTGCCGCCGGGTTCACGCCCGCCACGGCCAGGTTCTCCGCGGCGCTGGTCACGGCCCCCGCCACGGCCCGCTGGGTCGGGCTCAGGCCGCTCTGGGCCGCAGCCGTCAGCTGCTGCCCGCGGTCGTAGAGCTGGTAGCCCACGCTCTGGTTCTTGTCGATGCCGTCGCTCACTTCCAGTCCGGCCAGCCGCTGGCGCATCTCCCGGATCTCCTTGGAGTTGTACCCCATCGAGATCAGCTCCCGGTTTCGGCTCTCCGGCCATGTGGGGTTATAGTCCATGTCCACGTCGGTCAAAAGGTCAAACAGGCTCTGGGCGTGCTCGTCGCCCTTTACTTCCTGCTCCACCTGTTTCCAGTTCTTCAGGGTGGCGTCAATGTTCTTTCCCGCCTGCACGCCGTACTCCGCGCCCAGCAGCGGGGCAGCAGCCACCGTGTCTCCGATGCCGCCGATGGTGTTCGCCGCCCGGCGCACGCCCCGCTGCCATGCAGGGATGGCGTCCAGCGCAGCGTTCATCTTCCGGGCCTCGTCGATTTGCGCCTGTGTCCAGCCGCCCTTCTTGATCAGGTCGGCGTCCGTGTACGCGCCGTGGGTGTTGTCCACCCGCCGCACCGCGTCGGCCAGATTCTTGTTGTCCCCGGTGTCCAGCCACTGGTTGATGCGGTCAAACTCGTCCGGTACGCTGTCCTTGGCAAATCTGGCTCTCAGCTCCTGCGCCCGGCCGGTGCCGTAGGCCATGGCCCCGCTGCCCACGTTCTCCAGCACGTTCCCGCTCTTCGCCGGAACACCCCATTTCTGCCCCATGTCCAGCGCCCTTTCGGTGGGGTTTCCTTTAAGAAGGGCTCCCCTGATAGGGGAGCTCCGTTCTCGCGCGGCGTCAGCCGACGGGAACGGTGAGAGGTTCTCTCCCCGCCCGCTGTGCGCCTGAGAGGGCTCGTTCCTCGCATCCACCTCCCCCATGTCGCTTATGTGCCGCTCGGTGTACTGCTGTAAGGCTTTGGCCCGGGTGATGTCCGGGTCAGTCTTCTTTGCCGCCTGCTCTTTCGCGTCTGCCCTCTGGCTGTTTGTTCCCTTTGCCAGCGCTGCAATATCATTCGCTGTCCATTTTTTCTGGTTGTTGTTTCCCTGCGCCAGCCTGTTAATATCTGCTGCCGTCCAAGCCATGTTTATCGTCCTCCCGGTCTCTCGTTCTCATTCAAATCGGAGAAACGAGAAAAAAGCGTTTAGCGAAGCGGCTAGCTTTTTTCCGTTTCGACTTCTCCTTTGGGGTCTGAAA